CTGACAGGGGCGCTAGTTAGCGCCGGGATTGGTCTTATCCCCGGCTTTATAGACCTCTTTACTCCTGACCCTCCGAAGCCGTACCAGCCGATCGCAAATCAGGCTGTTGGCCCTAGAGGCAACCCCCAGATTCAGGTCACATCCTCCCCATCCGGGCCGCCAAAAGGCATGATGCTCTTGGATGGGGCAATCGGTGGTGCTGCCGGACTCCTACCCCATATGTTTGGCGCCGGGTCTCTTACACCCCCAAAACCAAGCGCCAGAGCGTTTGCTGCCCAGTCAGAGATGGCAAGACTTTCAGGCCAGCCTGCTGCATACCCGGCGCCGTTAATGCAAACGTATCGGCCTGGGCTTCCAACCGTCCAATACGGCAACAGGTTCTAGGATGCCCGAATACCCGGATAACATGGGTAGCCAGATTGAGGCTTCCCGCAGTGATAAGACCACCTACGGCCGGATGTGGGACCTATGTACCATGTTCCTCGAAGGGCGCCAGTGGCTTAACTTCGATCGCGATAGGGGAGCGTACCTCATCAACCAGCGCGCTAGGCCCGATGGCAGCCAGCGACAGACGGTCAATCTGCTGCTCAACATCTACCGAAACATCATGGCTCGGCTTACGCTGAGCTACCCTTCTATCGCGGTCATACCCGCATCGCCCTCTAATGACGACATCATCAAGGCGAAGAGTTCTGAGATTGCACTGCGCTACTACTGGACGCGTGAGGACGTTCAAGACAAGGTGCATACCGCATTGCAGTGGCTGTTGGTGACTGGGACCGCTGCAATGCACACTTATTACGACGCTGATGATGACGTCATCCATAGTGAGCCCATCAGCCCATATGACCTTTTCTTTGAGGATAAGGTCACCAACCCCGATGACTCTCAGTGGGTGGCCATCCGCAGCTATCACGTCAAAGAAGACGTTGAGGCCGCTTACCCGGACAAGGTAGACGATATCTCCTACTCCGGGGGCAACAGCGACGACTCAGGTTTAGACTACGAGTTGCACACTGTGCCCGATGACCGCGTAGAGTTGATGGAGGTTTACTGGAGGGATGGCCGCCACGCCATCCTGTCTAGCGACGTGTACCTATACAAGGGCACATGGAAGACCAAGACCTTCCCGGTGCAGATTATCCGCTACACAGAGGTGCCTGGGCGACTCTGGGGCATCGGTTTGATGCAGCCTCTCTTGGACCTACAGCGCCTGTACAACGAGCAGCGCACGCAGGTTGTTCACAACGTCAAGCTCATGGGCAACCCCAAGTGGGCCATTCCTAAGACAGCAGGCGTCA